TCAATCATGCGTTGACTCAACGAACCCCTGAGCCTCCATGAAGCGCATTACGTCGCAATAGCGATATTGTTCGCCGCCACGACCGGCATTTGTTCCCGGCGCTTTGCATGGGAAGGGTGTCCCGGCGGCCTCCCACTGAATGCGCTTGCGATAAAATGTTGTGCGTGAAATGCCACCCAGCATCTGCTGAACGGTTTCTCGATTGATGATGACTGGCGTGATTGCCATCTGTGTACTGATCATGGTTTTCTCCAGGCAAAAAAAGGCCCGGTCGCCCGGGCAATAACATCAGGGGATAACGGTTTGCACCCAATAGCCGACTCAGTGAATCAGCTATCAGTTGCTTCAGTGGAAGCTAATGCAGCCATTGTTAGAGGCCATTTCCATAGCTAACTTCCAGTGCTTGTATTGTTCGAAGAAGCAGCTTCCGATCTCTTCCGCCTTGTCATAGAAGGCTATAAAATCAGCCAGTAATTTCGTGGCAACAGCTGTGCCAATAAATCCTTCGGAGTCACTGAAGTTGATCAACTCAAAGAATGGCCCACTGTCGGAATTGAGCACGCCACCGAAATGGTTAGCTTCTTTCCCGAATCCATTCTCATATTCGCCAATCGGGTAGCCAGCCATTCCTGCGAGCTCATTGCGCCACCAGTAATAGCCGCCATAACCTACGCCGTGACCAGTGCAGTCTTCATATGCGTAAACTCCCCCATCGACAAGCTCATCCGCACGACCCGGGAAGCTTGGATTTTTCCAGACGTGGAAATAGTGTTCTTCTATCTCTTCGCCGCTGCTGTTACAGATGGCGTAACCATCATCATTCAGATGGGCTTCCAGGCGTTTTATGTTGCTGTACGCAGTGATATCTAATCCCATAATCTCTCCTCATGCCACACGCATAGCGCGTAGCTTCTTAAGATGCTCTGATGTTTCAAGTTCGGCGCGTATCTGTGCCGCCTCGTGATGCTCAAGAGGCTCGAAATCAGAATTAAAGCGGTCGATTGATGCTGTGTTGACCCGGCCTCGTCGCCAGTAGCGGACTATCTGTGAAGTGACTGAATGGATTATGACGGGCCAGTTATGCTGGTCAGCGTATATCTGACCCCGTTGAATTAGCTGGAACATTGGCTGAGTCCTGCAAGAGAAGATGAGAGTTAATCGGGTAAGTACGTGCCATGAACCCTCATCTCCATATGTGCCATTTCATAGCAATTAACGCAAATCCATTTAGAGCGCATTCCTGTTTGATACACCTCCTCATACCACCTCACACGCCTGAAAAACCTAAATTTGTGCTTTTTACATCCATGCAGAATTTGCCTGAATGACCTCATGGTCTAGACTCCTGCATCATGAGGAAGACGATCATCGCGGTGCGCAAGGCTTTATCGCATAGCTGGTGAGCAACGATATGCACTTTTAAGCCCACAATTCCGTAGGCGGTTACCCACTCCACAGGAACATCGCACTGCGTCTCAGCATCGAATTCGATGCTGATTCGGTTGGCAGAAATAATCGGCCATGCGTCTGCTGGGTTGTTGCAGTAATCAGGTAAGTCGTAGGTCTGAATTCCATTAGAGCCATATAGCCATCCCCCTGTGTCATTATCAGGATGGGATGGTTTTACATGCCACGTTCCATTCATCGCAATATCTGCAACCAGCTTGTTAATCTCAAAGTCGCTCATCTTGCTGTAATCCATCACCTCAACTCCTCTTGTCGCATTTGATGCACCATTCACTCCAGCACATTCGTCCACAGTGTTTGCAGATAGGCCACATCACATCCTCCCATTCTTCATACGCAATTCTTCGTCAGCCTGGCATGACACGCATCGCTTACATCCCGGCACATTCACGCGCCGCAACTCCGGGACGCGTCATCGCAATCGACACAGTGCGTTGCTGATACTGCTGACCGATTAAGCCGGCGCATACTCAATGCTGCTTCACGATGCAAATCTTCAAGCGTTGATGCGTTATCGATAATGTCAGCCATCACTTTGCTCTCCTGCGTTTCTTTGCTGCACGTTTAGCAGCTGCGATACCGGTTTTACCATTGGCAGATGGATAGCCATTTTGATTTGGGGTTGGCACCGCCAATATTTCTACTGGCGCAAAGCGAGGAAGAGAGGCAAGCGTGAGCATGCCTACACTAATCGCGAGCATAGATTTCTTCATAGCTATTCCTTACCGAGTGCTTTGGCGATGGCGTGGAGGGCTTTCTTGCCAGCGGGTTCATCTTCAAGTCGCCAATTTCCGGCGTCGCCTGAATCAGCTAGTGCTTTATAGTGTGCGAACAGGCATTGCAGCGCTTCCAGCAATTCAGGGGCCGCGGCCAGTAATCGTGCATCGTGCTTTGGTTGCTCTCCAGCGCCATGCCAGTCTTTTACAAATGCGATTATTGCGTTGTCCTTATCAATTACTTCATAGAATCTGTTCTCGAAGCCGTACCAATTTGCCACTTCCGTACATGCCGTATAAGGCCCACGTGTACCTTTAAAATCGTCCATACCTCACTCCCTGAACTGCTGATTGATAGTTAACGTAAGCAATAAAAAAGGAGCCCTAAGCTCCCTGATGATTCTTGCCAGGTATGTGCGGCTGATCATTCGCATAGGCCGTACCGAGATGAACATACTGATGTGTTTAAACTCGCCTTTACGAGGTCATATACCTTTCCCCCACGGCCAGTCTTAGCCCATTCAACAACCTCCGGAACGGACGGAGCACCCATGTTTCCGCGCGGGCCATAAAAGCCTGACCAGTCGATTCGCTGAACTTCAGCATCAAGGCCATAAAGGCGTGGCATGTCCCCAAGCAAGCGACGGACTTTCACCTTCTCACCATGTCTGTTTGTTATCTCGCGGAACCCGATTATTGAGTTGACCCATGACTGACTCACAGTGCCAACGCTCATCCAGTGAACCCAGCGAGAAACCAGACGAACCTTGCTTTCCCACTGGCGGTGCTTTTCAATGTGTTCCGGCCAACGAGCGGCGGTCTCTGAAATCTCCTCTTTGTTACAAAGCACGCAGTTCATACAGCCAACACGTGAAGCACCCTGGGTGTATAGCGGATTCGGAGAAATGCCGAAATATTTATGGAGTGCGAAAACGTCAGCAGCTGTCCACTGATGAATGGGAAGGAAGTTATAAAGAAATTCTGGATCCCGCCGGTCAGCAGAGAAACGTTCGTATCCCGCTCGCTTTGATGATTCATCACCGCGAACCCCGGACCATTGAACGACAACCTCACCTTCGTCCAGCAAAGGCTTGATGGCGAAATCGAAAGCGACCTGAATTTTCAGTTCATCGGTGCAGAATCGGTTTCTAAGCAGAGGGAACATCCCATGCAGGAGAGCAGCATCAAGGAAACTATTCCCGCTTGGATGCAGAACCGACAGAGCAGCCTCCAGAGGAGTATCAAACTCTATACCCCAACGCTCAGCTGTTTTCTGCCAGGCTCGCCCGAATGGGGTGTCAGAGCGGGAAAGCGATGGCATGATAATTCCACGATAGGCACCCATGCGAATAGCCTGCCGCTTCCCCCAGTTTTTAGTTAAAGACAAGCGGCGGGCATCAAACTCTTCCTGTGAATAGATGCGCTTAACCATTTGTACTGGTGAACAGCCAATGTGCTCATGAATTGTTTTGGCAAAGTCGATTGTCAGCTCATGCTCATTGTCTGTGTCTGCCATAACGGCCTGAGCTTTATCGCCGAACAGCGCATGGGCAATAGCCATGGTCGCGGTGGAGTCCTTCCCGGCGGAAAAATTAACGATTATTTTGTGGTCGTCCGGAATACGAAACTTATCAATGTAACGCTGGTAAGAAGATTCAATCTCTTTAATCTTCTGGCTTATGTCTGTTGGCACGATAATCATCGCTGCTTCGCTCATGATTCCACTCCGTACCGACCATTCAGGCGGCCGATGCTGCTAACGAATGCCACCAGGCTGATACCCAGCGGCGCAATTTTGGCGTGATGCTTCTTGATGATTGGCGGCACTACTGCATTCCATTTCGGCTTAGGCCTGCATTTCAGTGCCTGCTGAATTTCTGCTACGCACTTACGTCCCTGTGAGCGGACTACGTTGTTTTCTTCTGGTGTCATGCTGCCTCCCGTCGACTCAGCTTGTACCTCTTGGCCCGTACCGCGTAGATGCTGCGACCGGTTCGGTCTGCAACCATGCGAGCGGGAAGGGTAGCTATCATCTCTTCCTCAATCTGATTCCATGGCTTGCATGCCTTTAAGGCGGTTAGCCTGATGCCCATCCTTGAGGCTTTGTTGAATACCGAGCTTGATGTGCGGTCGAGCTTCTCCCCGATATCATCAGCTGTCATTGATGAAGCGACCACCCGGAGGAAGTCCTCTTCATACTGTTCCCAAGGGTCACATTTCATTGCCATTGCTCCCCAAAATGAAAGCCAATTTCTGCCAGAGACTCGTCCATCTTTTCGATGAACTCCGGCACCATCTCGTCAAATTCGCTCATGAATTTCTGGTCTCGCTCGACAACAACATGATGCAACCCCTCTCGCTTCATGCGTGGGTCGTAGTTTGCAAAATACCAGGCGTCCCTGCCGCTAACCCAAAGGCTGTATTGAATCTGGGCCATGTACTCGGCCTTAATGGCGTCAAAACCGCCCAAGCGAAACTTCATGAATACAGCGCTTGTATAAGGGCTTTTTAATTCGAGGCCTTTCCCGTCGCTGCACATTCCATCGGGGGAGCAGGCACACCGAAGGGTTTCGTCTTTGAAGATGATCGGCACGTCAGTGACTTTAATGTCGGTAGTGAACTCGAATAACTCCCTTGCTGATGCTTCGTATTCCTTTCCCCACGCCAGAGGTCTGGCGTTAACCTCGACCACATTTCCGGTGCAGACTTCAGCAAGAAGCGTGTAGAAATAAGTGAGCTTGGTGTCGGTCCACTTTGTTCCGCTACGGGGTTTTGAGATAACCTTGCCAGCCTCAGAGGCTGTGATTACACCCAGCCTCAGCTTTAACCAGTCATTGCTTCCCTGCTGCGTAGTGCGAACGTCAATCCCTGTTCGCTGTAGGATGATTTCTGGTGTCATAATTTACCCCGACGGTATTCATTTATAGCGTTGGAGTTTGTGCCATCAAAAAAGCAGACCGACTGACGCTTGACGATAATCCATCCGCGTCGCTCAAGTTCATGGACGAACTTTTGCACCCGGTGTTTTTTCATGCCTAAACTTTCACCCATGTCCCTGTAGCTCATTCCACCGCGAAGGCATAGATTGAGAAGTGATGGTGTCATGCGGCCGCCTTTTGCTTAAGGAAGCCGAGCGCTTTTACAGCTTCTGTTTCGGTAAGCACTGATGATTCGAGAATTTCTCGCTTGAAAATTCGAGAGCAGAGGGGGAGGAGGTCTTTATCCCACGTCTTATCCATGGCGATAAGGAGATCATTGATTTCCTTCAAGGTCGAGTCGGTTACCGGGGTGACATCACGCTCAGGTTGGCGCTCACTGGAGAAGTTGATTCCTTCCTGGCCTTCGGTGTTGACGTGGTCGATTGCGGCATCCAGACGTTCACGGCGAGGCCAGTACTTGGCGGCTTGCTTGACTACCGTCTTGAGGATCATCTGCTCTTCATCAGTAACCCAAGGACATTTCTTGCTGCTGTCCTGCTTGTACTTCTTCCACGCCTCTGACCGGTCTCGTATTGCGTAGATGGCGTCGATTCGCATCGTGTGCGTCAGATAGTCGCCTTCATCTGTTTTAATGACTACGTAAGCCCCAACAATCTCGCCACGTTGCTCTTCGGTGTCGAAATCGTTGTAAATGTGAACCGGAGGCTTATCCAGTCCCTCGCGCCGGAACTGGTCATTCTTACGGACGATTGCCGACTGGCACCATTTGATAGCGCCTGACTGCTGGGCGATGTGCATCAAGCCCATATAGCTGATATCGAGACAAATAGCGCCTTTGCGCGGCACCAGGTAAGCCAGTTTCTGCGCCGGGTTAAGCGATATTCCGATTGCCGCGACGTTGATAATGGCGTTCTGTGCGCTGGTAGGGTTTGATAGGGCCGTCTTGGCTAAGTAGTCGTTACGCTGGAAGTACTGAATGGCGAACTGGCTTTCCTTAGCCCACGTTACTGACTGGTCTGTTACCGCCCCAACAAAGAGCGGCTCCTGTTGTTTTACGAACTCAACAATGCTGAGGCTCATCGTTTACTCCTGAATCAATTAAAACGGGCAGGGGGCTTGGCGATCCCATTCTTCTTCTGCGCGGTCGTAGCAAAGTCGCGTGATGTAGTCGTTGTAGGCTTCCTCTGCCTTTTCACCGACCAGCGCCAGTTGCGCCTCTTTCGGAAGAAACAGACCGCTCATTTGCAGAGCATATTTCGGGAACATGGCGATTAGCTCTTTTGCTCGGCTATCAATCCATTGCTCCTTCTCTTCGGTAATTGCTTGCTCAACCCATCGGCTATCTTCGATGCGGTCATAGGCGCGGAAAGCGTTCATGCTTCCTCCTGAATTGTGTGTAAGCGCTACCCGGCATCTGAATGACTGCCAGAGAGGAAAGGGGGATTGGTTATTCTGTTGGTGGTTCTGGAAGTGGTTGCCAGTGGGTTACTCTAGCTCTTCTGTTTTGACTGTCACCGTCACTAACCCGCCAAATACCCCTGTCTGAAAACCATCCCATGAATTGGTAACGCTCATCATCAATATCGTTATCTCCATATTGACCGAAGCATAAAACGTCACTTTCGTTAACGGGAGTATGGTCGCTGCACTTAATCCACTCCATTGCAGCCTCCACGCTTATATCTCGGAGTACCCATAGCAACACGCATCTTTGCCATTGCTCTCTGCCATAAAGCACCGTCACCAAGGAACTGAGCGATAACCAACTCACCCTGAGCAACCTGTAACAAGTAATGGTTAATCATGATGCCTCCCGCTTTTCTTTGATGTCGGCGCGAAGATGAATCTTGTCGCCATTTGGAAGAGGAATAATCAGGATGTCATCACGCGCCACCATCAGTGCAGCTACAGCGAAAATCGCCTCGTCAGTAACATCAAATTTCTCGCCAGTGAACTGACGAACGCCGGGTGACAATTTTCTTGGCTTTGAACGACCAGCAAATATGCGCTTAGTCAGACCAGAAAAACCTACTGTAATTGGATTACTCATAATCATCTCCGCGCTTAAGCCGCGCCGCTGAACGTTGAAATGCTTCCGACGCCGTGCCAGTTTGTACTGTTGCGTCATTGCGGTTGGATAGCCGCTTCATAACTGACCGCACTCGTAAATGCGGTGAGGTATGAAAAAAGCCGCTTGTTAGGCGGCTCTGAGTTTTTTGACAAAATTCATACATGCTGTGGGGCTGCAAGTTCTCCATGTTGTTTTATGCTGCATCCTCCTGCTTGGAGGGTAATAAGCTACGGTTCCATTCGGAGTCCTGAATATCAGAGTGTTTTCGCCTTCCTCAAACTCAACCCCGTTGCGTTGAAAGAACGATTTCATTCCATCGTGAACAGAGTTTCTCGCAATCCTTCTCCGCTCTTTTAGTTCAGGCTTCATGTCACGCCAAAACTCACCCATCGTGTAATCATCGTCTTCCATCCTCTTACCCTCTGTAGTTACCAATAAAAAGGCCGCCATTAGACGTTGTTAAAGCCCATTTTCGTGAAGAATTCGAGGCCTGATTTATAAGCAGAAATTAGCTCAACTGAATCAGGTTCATTTTTAAACTCCGAAGACCACGCCATCTGCTGTTTAATGCCGAGCTTCAACTTTGCAACAATGACTCGTTCGATATACTCACGACGACTTTCAAGAAGATCTGACGACGCCTGAGTCATGTAAAAATTGAGCTGCTCAATCACATCTCACCTCACTTATCTCGCAGTTACCTGTTTGCTCCGGCGGTGACCGGCAGCGTTGATTAGTGCCGGGATGTTTATCCACGCCCGGCGCGTGGTTTCCCTGCTTTCCACAGTCAAAGGAAAGCCGTAGACTGGTGTTTCCACAGTCATAAAAAGGATTTATTTATGTCAGAAGTTAAAGTTGAATATTTAGTTAAGGAATTGAGCGCAAGAGTTGATGAGCTTGAGACTAAAAACAACGCACTCAAGGCCGTCCTCATGGCTACGATTGCTCATCTGCCTGCTGAAGTAACACAACAAGCAAGGGCAGTGCTGAAAGAGTCTTACGAGCTCTCAGTTAACGGCGCTCCAGACTCTCTCGTTGACTCTTTTGATAAGCGTCAAAAAGAAATTGAAAGCGTTGTTGGTTCGCTGAAATAACTTCCATTTCCTTTAAAAACTGGTCAGCCATTTTCCTGACCAGTTCATTTCTGGTTTCTTCCATACTCACCTCTCTGTTTGTTTACCGTCAGCCCCTCGTGAAGAGCTATCGGCCTGAATGTTGCGTGTAATATTTGCGCCTGGCATCGCGTATCTTCTCCAGCTCGCAGTTCTTCGCTAACTGGTGATACTTGCTGATATGGCAGACCGGTGTTCTCGGGTCGAAGTCACGACCACAGACCGGACATTTAACGCTGTTTTTCATATTCAGCCTCAAATCAGCGAGCGGTGACTTGTTTGGATTTGCGGTGTCCAGCTGCGTATATCGCAACATCTGGCAGACACATTCCGCTATCCAACGGCTTATTACCGAACTCATGGCTATAGACAATGGCTGCTCGTTCCAGCTGGCGTTTGTATTCCTGCTGCTGCCACACCGCATCCTGAGCAACAAACTTAATAACCGTTGCTTCCTCAATGCTTGAAGGCGTGAAATGCGAGCCCTTAGCCTGCTTCTGAGCGCGACTAAGAGTAGGGCGATGCAATGTTTCGGTGCTGCTTGTTAATTCGCTCTGGAGAGCTGCGCGGCGCTCACGGCGACGGCCTGAAGCTGAACCACTAAATGATGTTCTGCGTGTCATGGTGACCTCCTAATGAACTTTGGTGAAAGCGCCGAGACCTATTTCAATTCTCGGATTTCAAGTCGCTTCTCAGTCCGGCCCGATTTGCTGATAGGCCTAAGCTCCGCGACACGCTTTCCCAAAGCTCACTTTGGTTGTTCGGCTTTTCAGCCGCGTAGATTCATCACTGAATCGTTGTATGTTCACTGTCCTGGTGAGTGGTGCGTCCTGTTGACGGGTATAATAATCACCGCAAGTGGTATTTAAGTCAACACCGCAAGAGATAAAATATCACCGCTAATGGTTAAGTGTTTGTTGTTTGGATATATTTATTTTTTCACTGGTGGTGTTATGCTCAAGAAAACATCAAAGAGAGCATGGTTATGGGTTTGGGAATGGATATGGAGCGGGATGAGTTACTGGAAGATCGCGCAGCGTTTATCGCTGGCGAGATAGGCGGGGCGGTTGTGGAGTTGATTATCGGCGGAGTAGTGATTAGTCGTGATGCGATTTTGGACAGCCTGGAAGCGAAGCGGAAGGCGGTGGGTAATGTGATTCACAAGGGGATACTGAGGGATGCTGCGGAGTTCGTGAGGAAAGGGCAATAAAAACCCGGCGTTATTTGCCGGGCAAAAATGCTGTTAGTCGGCCCAACCAGATTTCGTGTTTATCGCCGATTCCGCCATTGTGTATTTCTGTACGGTATTATCTTTAAATAGAATGGTTAGTTCTTTCTTAGTGCCGTTCGTCCCGTTATGGAACAAACCATAGAAAGGAATGAATGAGGTGCCATTTACTTTTACTTTGGCAAATGAGTACTTCCAAATCTCATTGCCACCGTCGGTATAAGAGACTGCATCTGGAGAACCAAACAAGGTTTTCACTTCAGCCTTGGTGGTTTTACCTTCCTGAATTTTAGATTGAACGCTTGTTTCAGTTTCGCTTTTAAGTTTCTGATTTCCAGAAGATGCGCACCCCGTTAGGGTTACAGCTAATGCCACTGCCAGAGCTATTTTTTTCATTATGTATTTCCCTTGATTGCAATCTGAATCATCTTAACACCATGAATAGTCTGGTCAAATAAAAACCCGGCGCGGTGGCCGGGTGGATAATCAATGTTTTTTATGTTCAAGCTCAGGTCGTTGTAGGTTTTCTAAAACCTCTATTGCTTTAGTATTTTCTATAACCTTTTGCTGAACTTTATCGGCAAGATACTCTTTAAATCCTTTTGGCACATACTCTTCCCTAAGCCAACGTCGAAATTCGCCTAGTGCCTCTTCTGGGTAAATGTTGGCAGGGAGATTGCCGGCTTTGCTCTGCGGGAACCAATCTGGATATACGTGAGGATGTTTCTGCACATCCCCATACTTTTCGCTAAGCTTGTTACGTTTCCAGTGATTTGACCATCTAGTTCCAACGCTTATATCTGGAACAGTTTTAGGACCCAGTTCAAATCCAGCATTAATCAAGGGAACGGTGATATCAACCATCTCTCTAAACACACTGAAAAATCCAGCAGGGATTTTATCATTAAGAATTATGCGTTCTTGGAAGCACTTCCAAGCGCCGCTAACTGGGTTTCTTGGATCGATTCCAACACTTCTAAATATAAACTCGCGAAGTGTTTGTCTTGCTAAAAGACGATAATTCCTAAGGGCTGTGGCATTGTTTGCTTGGCTTGCATCAAACGCATAATACTCAAGAATTGCCATGCAGACATAGTCTGGGTACGGATAATGATCCCGCTTTGTTTCTGAAGATGGAATGAACAGTGACTCAACGTCTATACCTTGATCGAGGAGGACGGTATCAATTTTTTTACCACGGGGTTTAAGGCGCTCACTAGCCCAATCAGAAGAAATATCCTGGATTACGCTATGATGCACACCACACATTTCAGCCAGTCCTCGACCAGTGAGATACGGTGTCCCATCATTCAGGACGCCCATTGCCACACCTTCAATCTCAACTTCTTTTACAGGAAATAACTGGAGGTTACCTTGGCGGGGTGATATTGGATTTATCTCATTAACCATTTGATTTTCCTTGTTAAAGTGTGGCGGGCAAACACTATTTTTCACTCACCCAAACGTCTCTTCAGGCCACTGTGAAGCAACAACCTTACCAACTACTCGGCAATGCTCATTGCAAGGCATCATAGGGAACTGTGGATTTAGCGGCTGTAGGAATACCTGCCCACTGTCTTTGATCAGCTTCTTGAAAGTGAATTCGTCGCCACCAAGTCGAGCAATGCAGAAATCGCCAGGATCTACCGGTTCTTCCGGGTCAACCAGAATCAACATGCCTTCCGGGAAGCTTGGCTTAGAGCCAGCTGGCGCAGTCATTGAGTGACCATCAACCTCAAGCCAGAATGCATTGTCGCTAGCTTTCTTTGTTGTACTTACCCATCGCTCCGCATCACGCTCGGTGAATGTGCGAAATTCAGGGGAGAACATACCAGCCTGGACATGCGAAAACACTGGGTAATCATAATCACTGCTCACAACCAAGTCTGTGGATACAGACTTATACATCTCTTCAATTTCTCTTGCGAGAGAAGGACTGAACTCACCAACATTCACTTGTAAAACTCTAGCAAGCGCTGCGGCGTTACTGGCGTTCAGCGCATTTACACCATTAAGAAGTGCGGCAATAGCCGACTGCCCGACGCTTAATGCATCGGCAATGGATTCCTGTGAGAGCTTCAGTGCAGACTTTTTGCTCTCATAAATCGCCTTCAGACGCTTAGCGTCTTCAAGCTGATCTGTTGTTAATGGTTTCTTTTTTATGCTCATAGTAGAAATTTAACACCGTAGGGGTTAATTTACTAACACCGCATGTGTTGACATAATTACCTCCTGCGGTGATAATCAATTCATGCACTAAGGAGGTCGTATGGATCAGCGCATAAAACTTAATGAATACGCACAACGATTCGGTCAAACCAAAGCTGCTCAAGACCTTGGGGTTTATCAGAGCGCTATCTTCAAAGCGTTAACAGCTAAGCGGGATATCACGGTAATCGTACATGCAGATGGTTCTGTTTCTGCGGAAGAACTGAAACCATTCCCTAGCATCCGCCGCGACAACAACGCGGCATAAGCAAAGCCCATCACAACGGACGTCCGTCCTACGTAGCTGAAAAGCTAACTCCAAACAAAACCAAGTCTTTATGGCTATGCGTGTCTGCGCATGGCCTTTAACTATTTAATCAATATCAGGAATCTAACACATGGAAAATTCAACGACACGCAACACCGTGGAGGCCCGAAGAATCGAAACATGGCTCCACAGTCAGATCGCAGAAATCGGCACAACCACCATCGCTAAGGTAGCTGGCGTTAACAAATCAACGGTGACTCGCTGGCGAGAAAACCTTCTGCCGAACATGTCTCTTTTGCTGTCAATCCTGATTGCTAACCGGGATGGAGTGAAGGGGGATTTTGAAGCATGAGTATCAGAAATGACGAAAGCCGCTCTGCGGGAACAGAAGCGGCCTTCAAGTGGAATTAACTGGATCAATTCACAGGAGTAATTATGGCAAATATCGCCAGAGTATTCAACTTCCCGGCACCTGAGCCGGGATACTTCCGGAGCAACAGAATGGAGAACAAAAAGTTCGGCCATTTCTCTCTGTTCAGAAGCCTCCTGCAAACCGACTGGGCCAAAGATACTGCGAAGATGGCTCTGTGGGTACGGCTGCTGGGAGAAGCTTCTTACCGCGTCAGAACAGTTGAATTTGCCAGTAAGCAATGGGAGCTATCAAATGGTCAACTCGTTACTACAGCGGCCATTCTGGCAAGGAAACTTCGCGATCAGGACGGGAAAGAAAAGAGCCCGCAAGCGGTAACCAGGATGCTTAATTTCTTCGTCAAAGAGGGAATGATAAGCACCGAAGGAAACCGGTTTGGAACCGTGATAACCATCACAAATTACGCCTCATATCAGGTGATTTTACCCGATGAACCATCCGATGAACCATCCGATAAAGGCAAATCAAGTAATGGCGCGGGCTTGAGACTGGTAGCCGATGAACCATCCGATAGACCACCCGATGAACAGAACAAGAAGGTACTTAACAAGAATATAAATAATAAAACCTCTACGTCCGAGAATTCTGTCGAATCCTCTGACAAGCCCGGTAAGAAATCTCCTTCCCCTAAACCTGACGCTGCAATCCAACGCGGTGCTCAGTGGGGAACCTCAGAAGACCTTCGCTGTGCAGAGTGGCTCTTTGCTGTTGTGCAGGGAATATCCCCATCAGCCAGAAAGCCAACCTATGCGGCATGGGCTAACGATATTCGCCTGATGCGTGAACGTGATCACCGCACTCACAAGGAGATCGCCGTGCTGTTCAAGTGGGCATGCGAAGACAAGTTCTGGAAAGGCAATGTCCTCTGCCCATCAACACTGCGAGACAAATGGACTCAGCTCGATATCAAGCGTGGAAAACAACTCACTGGCGATACCGGTTCTTCGGGTGGCAAGCCAGATCTCGATTTCAACAACACTGACTGGGCATACGGGGTGATGGGATGAAGAGTATTGCAGAGCAGATGCACAACTACGACCGCGAGCAGATGCAACGCGTCGCCTACGGGTTACCAGAGCAGTACGAGCCACGGCAGCACGTCGAGCAAACTGCGCAGATATTTAACGAACTGTTCAACCAGCTTCGGGTCGCGTTCCCGGCAAGCATGGCTAACTTCCGCAACCAGGCCGAGTTAAACGAGTTTCGCCGCCAGTGGCTGCTGGCATTCCATGAGAATGGGATTAACACCATCGAGCAGGTTGCATGCGGTATGCGCGTCGCCAGAAAGCAGGAGCGTCCATTCCTCCCGTCGCCTGGTCAGTTCGTCGCATGGTGCAAGCAGAGTGGTGGGGTGCTTAACGTCACTACCGAAGAGGTGATTACTGAATACTGGGACTGGCGTAACCGGTCATTTGAGTTCGTATCCAGTGAACTTTTCCCCTGGTCGAAGCCCGTCATGTATCACATCTGCACAGAGCTACGCAGCCGCAGCACTGAGAAACAACTCACTCACTCTGAGCTTGAGCGCGAAGCATCATCGCTTCTGGAAATGTGGGAGAAGCGTGTTGTTGCCGGAAAGCCTATTCCACCGGTCAGACGCGCTCTGTCAGCGCCAGCCGCTCCAATGGGGCCAACGCCAGCACAGATGCTCATGGCGAAGTACAAGCGCAGTAATCCAGCGGGAGGAGGCCAGTCATGACAGCACGACAAGCAATTCTCGAATACCTGAAAACACATCGCTCGTTCAACTCCACTGACGTAGCTGCTTTTCACGGAAGCTCCCGATCCTGCATTAGTCAGGCGACCAACACATTATTCCGTGAGGGCGTGATTGTTGTCGAGTCGAAGCTCTGGCGAACGGTCTATTACCGGCTGGCTACTGACGATGAGAAATCAGGTCGAGTTAGTACGAATTTAATTTTCAGCGAATGCCGTAGCAGTGCGGCAATGCGTCGGGTCTTATCAATTTACGGGGTGATGGCATGAAACCAACATACGAAGAACTTGAGCAGCAACTGGCTGCGGTGGCGGCTAATAACGCGCTGCTGAAAGGTGCGCTCCTTGAAGAAGGTTATCGATACTTTGATGCTGACACAGAGGTTACAGATGCCTATCTGGCTGAGGTGCGGGCGCAGACGTTAACGAATTACGCCGACAAGTGCGGGTTCTCATTCCAGCACAACAGCATTCACGCCCACTTCGGCAATGGCGATGTGATGGTTGGGGTAGTGACATTCGAGAATGGTGATGCCGGAATTAATTTCGCCCCGGTTCGTGAGAAAACTGGCGGCATTGGCACGAGTTACGAATGGACCAGAGGAAAAACCGCTGAGCAGGTTGATTCCGTGTTTGTCATCGCCAGCAGCAACGCTGAAGGGCTTGAAGTCATCAAGGATAAATTATCTGAAGCGATCGCCCAGTTACGACAGGGAGCAGCGCTATGAACTATTTCGACATTGAAGAATTGCTGAGTGCTATGTACGGCATTACCGACGAGCAGCGGGATGAGGATTTTGATTTTGATGAGCTTTGCTATGAGAAGTTCGAAATCGGCTTCGACGAATTCATGAAGATTATCTCGGTTCTGCTGCCGCTAACTCCAGTGGTTGAGTCCGCGCTCACCGGTAAGAAGTACCACGCATTCATCAAAGATGGGCTGGCGCTCGTCAAGCAGGAGGCCCAATGAACGATATCACCGCACTGATGGCGCGAATTAAAGCGGCAGCAGACGAAGGCAGTTACCCGGTTCTTTCTCCTGATGATTGTCGGGCGCTGGTAGAGGCGTTGGAGAAGGCGCAGCAGTCAGTAGAGCTTGTCGATTTGCAGAGAGACAAAATTAAGCGGCTTGAATCAGACCTGTGGGACAAGGAACAGTTGCGCAAGGTTCACAGTGAAAAATCATTTGAGCTTGAATGCAAGGTTAGAGAACTGGAAGCGCGTAATCAGAAGGACTTCGTTTGGCGCGGAAAGGAAATCAGCAGGCTCAATGATGAAGTTGATGAACTCAAAGAGAAGCTGGAGTCCCGCACCGTCACGCTGCCACCGCGAGTTGACAGCTCAAACGTGCCATTCACAGCGCACACGTGGAACTGCTGCCTTGATGCGGTTGAGAAGTGCCTGACCGCCGCCGGCATCCAGGTTATCGAAGGAGAGCAGAAGAATGGCTAAATCATCAGATGTGCATGACCTGTTAACTGCCTACCAGCAGCAGGCGAGGAAAATACCCGCAAAGGGTGTTTACGCCTCAAGGCATCGGCAGGTTGAGGTTAATGCGGCCCATGTACGCAAGATTATGCGCAAGCGCCGCCGATCAGTCGGCAAGTCAAATAAGCTCGGCTGTCGCTTCACGGCTGAAATGCGAGTTGCACTGATTTGCGATATGAACTTCTGGGCGCTGGTATGCCGCTCTAACCGTAAGCAGGCGGGTAACCATGACCAATAACAACCAAACAGACCGAGTATCAGACGAAGAACTTGACCAGATGATATGGAAGTTAGAGCGTGACGGAATGACACCAAAGCAGCTGTCGCTGATGAGAGAGCTGCGGGAAGTGCGGAGGGCTAAGGGGGAGCCGGTGGCGGCAATTACTCCGCATTTCGACACCATAGCACTTGAGACTGCTACTGAAATAATGTGTGACGTGAACCGCCGTAATGAATTTCTTGGCGGAGACGTGCAGTTGCTATCTCGAATTCAGTGCCGAATTGATGACGCCTGCCGCGCAGCCATGCTTCAGGCTGGCAACTCTCCGGCAACTCCGGATGGTTGGATTCCGGTAAGCGAGCGAATGCCTGAAGTTGGCGTTAAAGTTCTGTGCTTCCCGGTGGAAGATGAACCAATTCACGCATCATTCAATGGGCAGTTATGGCTTCAGGACATTTCGTGGAGTGTTAGCGATGAGAGCATTGATAACGTCATATCGTGCAATGTGACTCACTGGATGCCGTTGCCGGAACCACCAATGAAATAATCCTCAACGTCACGCAACTTCGTTTGATAAATCATAATCAGTAAGCGATAATTGCATTGCAGTCGGAGTTGAACGCCCGGCTGTAATGCATCCGGCGCCAGAGTGGGGACACAATGGCGCAAATGAACAAACAAGTATCACATCACCTGTCACAGATGCTTTCCGGCACCTGTGCTTTTCTGCGTTCTGCGTTTGACCTCTGCGGAGGTGAAGCGTGAAGCAACAATTCCATCTCGTTAACGAATCCGTTAAGCAGAACGCCATACAGTTTATCCGGGAATTGCCAGTGGATGCTAAGCGCCCTCTGATTCTCGATATCAAAGAACTCACCCGTACAGCAGACCAGAATCGCAAGATGTGGCCTTTGCTGAAAGACCTCTCCGACCAGGTTCTTTGGTTCGGCAACAAATACGACTCGGATGACTGGAAGGATTTGATAACCGCGATGGTCGCCAAGTCCAAGAAGCAAGAGCAGCGAATGGCCCCCGGTCTGGATGGCGGCATCGTGATGTTCGGACAGCGTACCAGCAAGATGACCGTCAAGCAGATGGTTGAAGTCATCGAGGCTATCTACTGGTTCGGCACTCAGCAGAACGTCAAATTCAGCGAGAAGTCCCGCATCGAAATCGAGTGGGCCAAGCAGTGGGGTGATCACAATGCGTAAACCATCCCGCCGTAAGTGCAAAGTGTGCAACGAGTGGTTCATCCCGCAATACGACAACATCCGTTGGTGCAGTCCTGCGCACGGAGCTATCTATGCCATCGAGCTGCGCACCAAGGAGAAGGTGAAGGCCGAGGCTAAGCGCATCAAGGACAAACATCAGGCTGATAAAGAGGGCCGGGCCCGTCGCCAGAAGATGCGCGAATCCTTCAAGACGAAATCCCAATGGGGCAAAGAGGCTCAGTCTGCATTCAATAGGTACATCAGGATCCGCGATGATGGGAAAGAATGTGTCAGCTGCGGCAATCCACTCATTGGGAAAAACAACTACCTGACCGGAAGCGCCATTGACGCCAGTCATTACCGTTCCCGCGGTGCTGCTTCGCATCTCAAATTCAACGTGTTTAACGTCCACTCGGCTTGTACACGGTGCAACCGTCAGTTAAGTGGCAATGCCGTCGAGTACCGCATTCGCCTGATTGAACGAATTGGACTGGAACGCGTCGAGCGCATCGAGTCTGACAACGAGCCGCGTCGGTTCGATATCCCATACCTTCAGCGCATCAAATCCATTTTCACTCGCAAAGCACGACAGCTTGAGAAGCGTCGCGCGCGCAAACAGGAGATTGCAGCATGAATAAAATCCACTACCCATGTGAAACAGCGGCAATCTTCCAGGATGTGCTTTTCGTTATCCGCGTCAATCATGCATCAGAGCTTCTGTGTGCTACTGATAGAGCTGCAGAGTTCTATCTCAATTACTTCCCTTGCGCCACGCTCGAAAACATCCGTGACGGCATCCTGTATAGCTTTGGCGGACTGTACCTGAACGACTTTGAGCTTATCAGGGAGGCAGCATGAGCACCGAGCAAATCGAGTTGACCCGTTTGCGCTGGCGATTCCTTCGCATGTTCCGTACTCCGGATTCTTTCCTGGTTGATTACAGACTTCTTCGCAACTTCATTCGCAGCTATAAGACAGTGGGAGCATCAGCATGAACACTCAACGCCTGGAATACATCCGCCAGCAACTGATTGTTGCCACTGCCGATCTGAGCGGGGCGACTAAAGGTCAGTTAATGGCATGGCTGGAGAACGCCCAGTCTGATACCGGCACATTTAAACGCAAAAAGCCGCGAGTGTGGGATGCTCAAAATGAGAAATGGCAGACTCTGGATAACCCGCCCATACCCGGCAAACAGTCCCGCGCCAAAGGCTCACATATCCCCCTGGTGAATCACGTCGAATATTGCACATCGTCATGGCGTCGCGCTGTACTGTCTCTGGATGAGCATCAGAAAGCGTGGCTGCTATGGAGCTACAGCGAGAACACCCGTTTCGAGCATCAGGTCGCTATCACTCAGTGGGCGTGGGCAGAGTTCAAAGCGCAGATGGGTGCGAAGAAGGTAGCCGGAAAAACAATGGACAGACTGAAGGCTCTAATCTGGCTGGCGGCGCAGGATGTCAAAGCAGAGCAGGCAGGGAAGGAGGCGTACGAATATCAGAAGCTGGCTGAACTGGTAGGTGTGGCAAAATCCACATGGACAGAAACCTATCTCCCGCACTGGCAAGGCATGAGGCGTATCCTTACAAGCCTGGATAATCAGTCTCTTCACTCGGTTTCGCGATCACGTTCACAACAAAAGGCGACAAATTTAGATGTAAGTCTTGCAAAACCGAACTGAAATGGCTATATTTCGTATAAATCTGATATTGTGTCATTGTTGTATGCATTGACAGGTAACGAATTCAAGACCTCGCCTCGGCGGGGTTTTTTTATGGCTGCAATCCGGTCAGGGCTTTTGAGTGAATACGTGCCGCACGACACGCTGAAGCTCATACGCGAGAGCCCTGAACCAGATTACCAAATCCCGCCAGCTGGGAAACCAGGCCGCAGAGCCAACATGCCTTACCCTCTTGCCCACCGCGCCGTGGGCTCTTTATTCAGGCCGCCGACAATCACCCTCAGAAGCCACGTAGCTATCGTGTCGGACGGCCTTTCCCCACTACAAACACAGCTCCCGCTTCTACTGCGAGGAGAGAGACTATGAAGATGCCCTACAAACAAGACTTCATCGCCGCTTTGCTAGCTGCCAAAGAGCAGGGCATTGGTGCGATTCTGGCATTCATCATGGCGTATCTGCGTGGCCGGTATAACGGTGACACGCTTTCAAAGACGCTGATTGATGGATTGATGTGCGCGATGTTTGCCTGGTTCGTAAGGGACATTCTCGTGTTCATCGGTATGAGCACAAACCTTGCCTATATCGGCAGTGTTTTTATTGGCTATCTCGGTACCGCTTCAATCGGATCTCTTATCAAGAAATTCACTGCCAAGAAGGTAGGGGTAGACGATGCAAGTAATTAACTCACAGCGAAAAGCATTCCTCGACATGCTGGCCTGGTCAGAAGGCACTGACAATGGCCGACAACCGACAAAGAACCGCGGCTACGATGTGATTGTCGGTGGATCGCTTTTCACTGATTATTCAGATCACCCCCGCAAACTGGTAACGCTGAATCCGAAACTGAAATCCACGGCCGCCGGTCGTTATCAACTGCTGTCACGTTGGTGGGATGCCTACCGCAAACAGCTAGGCCTGAAAGGCTTCTCTCCTGCCAGTCAGGATGCTGTCGCATTGCAGCAGATCAAAGAACGCCGCGCGCTGGATTTAATCGACTCTGGAGACATTCGTCAGGCCATCGATCGCTGCAGCAATATCTGGGCATCACTCCCTGGCGCTGGTTACGGTCAGTTTGAGCACAAAGCAGATAACCTCATCGCCAAATTCAAAGAGGCAGGCGGCACGGTTAACGAGCCAAAATCATGAGCCGCGTAACCGCCGCTATATGGGCTGTGATTATCTGCCTGCTGGTATCGCTTGGATGGGCTGTTAACCACTACCGCGACAACGCCACCGAATACAAGAAGCAGCGAGATGAGAAAACTCAGGCGCTGAATCTGGCGAACGCCACCATCACCGACATGACAACCCGGCAGCGTGATGTAGCTGCACTGGATGCCAAATACACCGGAGAACTGGCAGATGCCAAAGCTGAAAACGACAGGATTCGTACTGATGTTGTCGCTGGCAAGCGTCAGTTGCAGCTCAAAGCTACCTGCGCAAACAGAACGCCCAGCACCTCCGTCGTGGATGATGAATCCCCCTCAAGACTTACAGCAGATGCTGAACTCAATTATTGGCGTCTCAGAGACGGGATCGACACAGTCACCAAACAACTGAGCGGATTGCAGCAGTACGTTCGCGAGCAGTGCCTGAAGTGATTCGTCACACACTACAGACAAACACAGCCTGACTTCGTCGGGCTTTTTTATTCCCTAATTTCACCGCGCATCTCACGCGCATTTCACAACGAGAGCCTTTCAGTAAGCGAGCCTGAGAAATGCCGTTATAGGTGGCGACCTCTCTCGGGCGGCTTTTCTGTGAGACAGGCTCACTTTCTAAAAGGAAAACGCTATGAAGAAGGTCATCAATTCGTTCCTCGCATCCGTAATAGCTCACTCCGTATTAGTGCTACTCATTTCCTCTATATGGTATGAAAAAAGCAACCTTGCAGACGTCGCGGTAGGGGCTAATTGGGTATTGGTTATGCTGGGATTGTTCCTTGGCGCGGCGGTTTTGATTCTTTCAGAAACCCTCTCTGGCATGCGAAGTGATAAGCAAGAAATAGTAGACATTCTTACGCCAATCATTAAAAGACAGGCGGCCGTGTTAAGGGTTTATGGATTTTTAAGGTCAATCGCTGTGATTTCTTTGCTTTCCTACACCGGCTGGATAGTCACCGCTGTGGTATATGGGCTGACCTGTTGCATTTTTGGTGTTTGCGTTTCGATAGCTCGCGACAAAGTTGATAAATTCCAGGCATCTTAATGCATTACAGAAGCTCTTCACTGAGGGGCTTCGATAATGATTAGTGTTGCAGTTGATATTGCGGGAAACGACCCCAAGTAATGTCTGTAAGCCATGCAATCCCCATGGTTAATATACGGAGCTACAATGGATAATTCACAAGGCTTGGTAAATGGTTACCTGACAAAGATCAGGCAACTAGCAACAAAACACCAGATGGGTGAATCTCTCGATTCACTTACGCCGAAAATGGAAGAGTCAATAAGAGAAGCGCACGAGCATTTTTCAGTATGGATAAACGGCACGCCAGAAGAGAACTGGGCTCACTATGTGGGGCAAATTGGCTTCATAGCTGACCTTACGAGCGATGAAAAATATAAGTCCGCGATGCTTCACGCCGCAGGGATTGCAAAAAAGCTACCCCCACCAACAAGACCGATTAAATAAACCAACCAACCGCCTCCGGGCGGTTTTTTATTGCCATCACCATGGGCAGACCTATCGTAATGGCGTAGAGCTTAGTTCCTGACTTTGGCCCCAATTTGAGCCTCACATTCAATCATCACTTCAAGCCTTGGGGTGGTTGATACATCACCAGACCAGTACTTTTTGGCTAAGGCAAGGGTTGCAAGATGATTTGGTCCAATTTTTAGGAAAGTCTCGTCTGCAATAAAGACTCTTTTGGTCGTGCTGATTTCGAAGACAGGTAGGCTAGTGTCTCCGAAAAATCTGAGAGCCTCATCTGGGGATTCGCAACCGAATGCACATTGGAATCTCGATGGCCTTTCTGGAAAGTGCGTCCGGCGAAAATTATCAAAAATTATTTCCACTGCAGGTGAATATGTAACGTATGCAGTAGGGGAACCATTGTCGTACAGGTAATTCTCGTTATTTAAAAGATACCTCATACCGTGAACTGAAATCCCTGATGGGTACTGATCCGCAAGCATGCTCTCCAGGTCACTAAGGTCATACATATCCTGAACTAAGTGTGCACTGTATAAATTTTGTGGCAACTGATACAGAGGCAGTGCCATGCCTGTTTGTAACTGTCTTAATCTGTCAGCTGTGTAGTAAGTAGTCATAAAATATCCAAGGAATAATAATGGCACTCACCGACAAACAAGAGATGTTCTGTCGCGAGTACCTCATCGATTTAAACGCCACACAAGCGGCTATTCGGGCGGGGTACAGCGCAAAGACAGCTAACCGTACCGCGTCAGAAAACATGTCAAAACCTGACGTGCAATCCAGAATTGCCGAACTTAAAGCGCAACGCAATGATCTAGTTGGCATAAATGCGACATATGTCCTGAATCGCCTGGTAGAGATTGACCAGATGGACGTCCTCGACATCCTGAACTCGACCGGCGAACTTAAGCCTGTTTCTCAATGGCCGAAGGTCTGGCGCACGACGCTGTCGGGCCTCGAGGTCATGGAGATGGCATCAGAAGGAAGCACCGCTGCGCTACTGAAGAAGATTAAGTGGCCTGACAAGGTGAAGAACCTTGAACTGCTCGGAAAGCATATCTCTGTCCAGGCATTCAAAGAGCAGATAGAGCAGAAGGTCACTGCCACTCACAACATTATGCCGATCCCATCATGCACCAGCGTTGATGACTGGGAGAAGGCAGCACAGCAACAGCAAGGCGAGGTACTCGGTGGATGAATTACAAAGCCGTCTGGAAGCCATTGCCCGGATCGCAGTCGCTTTCCCTGAGTTGCCCGTGTAACGAGATACTCTATGAGGGAACGCGAGGGCCGGGTAAAACAGCCGCGCAGTTGGCTCGATTTCGTCGTCTCGTTGGTCTGGGCTATGGCTCGTTCTGGCGTGGTGTGATATTCGATACCGAGTATAAAAACCTCACCGACATCATCACCCAGTCAAAGCGTATGTATCGGCTGTTTAACGATGGCGCTCGTTACCTGGCGTCTGCCAGTGAGCTTCGCTGGGTATGGCCTACTGGCGAAGAGTTGCTGTTCCGGTTTGGCAAAGAAGAGAGCGACTACTGGGACTACCACGGTCAGGAATTCCCGTTTATCGGCTTCAACGAACTGACAAAACAGCAGTCACCTGAGTTCTACGAGATGATGTTCTCCTGCCGACGCTCATCGTTCAGGCCGGAAGATTACCCGCTTGCCGATGGCTCACTCATCAAGCCGATCCCGCTTGAGACATTCAGCACGACCAACCCATTCGGTATTGGGCATACATGGGTGAAGAAGCGCTTCATTGAGCCAGCGCCGCGTGGAACTATCATCCGGGAAACGCAGCAAGTATTTAACCCGCAGACTGAACGAGAAGAGGATGTGACGCTAACCCGTGTTGCCATTCACGGCTCGTTCAAAGAAAACCCATACCTCGATCCGCAATACATCGCAACGCTGATGGCTATCAAAGACCCCAACCGTCGCAAAGCGTGGGTAGAGGGCTCATGGGATGTAACCAGTGGCGGGCGCTTTGACCACCTGTGGAATGAATCGCTACACGTCATTAAGGCATTCACCATCCCCGAAAGCTGGACGGTTGACCGTTCCCATGACTGGGGTGAGTCCAAGCCGTTCGCTAACCTGTGGTGGGCGCAATCAGATGGCACAGAAGCAACGCTACCTGATGGACGTAAGTTCTGCCCGCCTACCGGTTCACTAATCCTGATTGGTGAATGGTACGGCTGCCCGCCGGACGAGTTGAACAAAGGCCTCAATATGTCATCAACAAACGTAGCCAAAGGCGTCGCGTGGGTTGATAAGCGCCTGATGGGTGAGGAAGTCGACGAGCCAGAGGAAACGCAAGGGAAAGGGCAGATGCACATCGTGCCCGGCATATGTAGCAGCGTCATCCCCGGCCCTGCTGACGGGGCGATATTCAACACTGGCGACAACGAGCTATCCATTGCGCAGAAGATGGAGGCGCAGGGCGTTACGTGGCTGGCTGCTGATAAGAAACCTGGCTCCCGTATCAACGGTGCATCACTTTTCGCAGACATGCTAGAGGCGGTGATAGAGGGGAAGTCCACGGAATCAGGAATGCCTGAGAAGCCAGCCTTCTATGTCATGGAGCACTGTCGGGGCTGGATTAGTCGCATACCAGTGCTTGTCCGTGACGATAAGAAGCCTGATGACGTCGATACCACTCAGGAAGACCACGACTTCGACGCCACACGTTACCGCGTACTGCATTCGCCTAAACGAACAGGCGCAATCTTCTTCACATAAGGACAACTCAGTGAGTAACGACACAGAAATGCAAGTCCTCGCTGGGCTCATTGTGAATAGCCTTGCCGAGGTATCTCGATCACGTCAGCTTTATGCCAGCGGATTTAATAAGTCGGGTAACACGAAACGACATCATTTGTGGTGTGAATTTGGTTACCCAGAGAGTCTCGACTTTGACCACTTCTACAACATGTATGAGCGCAATGGTGCTGCGTTCGGCGCGGTGCATAAATTGCTTGATGCATGCTGGACTGACACGCCAGTAATCGTGGATGGCGACGAGACGAAGAAGTCTAAAAAGTCCACGCCGTGGGAAAAGAAAGTAACAAAGCTCATGAAGAAGTACTGGGCAAAAGTCAAAGACGCCGACAGGCGAAATCTGGTTGGGCATTACTCAGCACTTATCCTTCAGTTTGCGGATAGCCGAAACTGGGATGAACCAGTTAACCGCGAAGTTATGCGCAACTCACGAGAGCGTGGTCTGGTTAAGATGATCCCCGCATGGGAAGCGCAGGTTAAGCCTGGCGAGCTTGAGCAAGACCAAAAGTCTCCGGACTACGGTATGCCGAAATTTTACTATTTCCAGGAGCAGCAGGTCGGCGATAACGGAAATATCTCCGGGCCAATGCGCTCTATCAAGATTCACCCAGAACGCATCATCATGTTCTGCGAAGGCTCCGAAGATGAGTCGTCTTTGGCTGGCATTCCTTTCCTGCGAGCAGGTTATAACGATTTGCTTGATATGGGGAAAACGTCAGGAGGTAGCGCTGAAGGGTTCCTGAAGAATGCCAGCAGGCAACTCGGGATCAACATGTCAAAGGATACGAATCTCAAGACAATTGCTGATGACGCTAAGAAAGCCGGATATTCAGGTCTTGCTGAGGCGCTGAATGCTGCCATTCAAAAGCTGAACTCAGGTACAGATTCAGCATTGGTAACACAGGATGGTGAGGCGAAAGTCCTGTCTGTCGCTGCTGCCGATCCTGGCCCTACGTGGACAGTGTCAGCAAACCAGTTCTCATCTTCAGTTCAGATGCCATTCACAATACTGTTTGGTCAGCAGACCGGAAGGCTTGCGTCAGATCAGGACAAAAACGACTTTGCTAAGCGCTGCAATGGTCGCCGCAATGGGTTCCAGACCGATCGGGGAACCGCAGTTATTGAACGATTATGGACTGTGGAGGTTATCGAGACGCCGAAGTCTGGCGAAATTACGTTAACTTGGTCTGATCTGCTCGCGCCAAGTGAGAAAGAGAAGATTGCCAACATGAAGGAAATGGCGGCGGTCGCTAAGGACACTCAGCAAGCCTACGGCACGCCTGCTGTTGATGAGAATGAGGTCAGGGAAGCGGGAGAACTTGAGCCGCGGGAAGATGTTAAGCCACCTGACCCAAATAAAAAGGTAACGACCGATGATCCTCTTTCCGATGACACCGGAGCAAAAGACGAAAGTAGGGACACCGGTAGTTCCGCGAAGCAAAGTTGACCCGACCCGATCGGCAAAGCAGGTAGCCGCGATGTTCCGGGATATCGAAGACCGGTATCTCAACATCAAGCACGCACTGAAAGCATTGTTCGACCACCGCCTGACCGGTCGTGAGCGTGAGGTAAACAGCCACAACTGGCACTTCCTCTGCCACGACCACGGCGAGGATATGCGGCTCTACCAGGTAAACGCTGGCAAGTTCATCTATGACATGTCGGCGCAGGAACTGGCTGACCTGCTCGAAGCGGTGCAGTCGATTCTCGACGATTACCTGCTGGATGGTGGCGAGCAAAACCTCTGGGCGATGGATTACGTCGCCGCTGAGGCGCAACGTGGGACTTTAGAAGCACTCAACAACTTCTCGCAACAGTCACAGGTGTACGCCAGCCAGACGACGTTACAGCAGCTTTTAAGCAGCCCCGGTTATCTAAATCAGATAGCAGCGGCAAGGCTGACAACGTTCAGTGACTGGAAGGTCATCAGCGACACCGCTCGTGGTGACCTGACCAATATCATCACCGATGCGGTGGCGCGGGGCGTTAACCCGCGTGAGACTGCCAGCGTTATCAGCAAGCGCCTCGATGTGAGCATGTCGAAGGCGAAGACTGTCGCTCAGACTGAGCAGGTCGGCGCGCTGCGCCAGGCGCAGTGGAACGAAACGGACTGGGCTGCAGACCGGTTGGGGTTGAATACCGGTCTGCTGTGGCTGTCAGCATTGAAGCCATCGACTAGAGCGTGGCACGCCAGCCGTCACGGCAAGGTCTACGCCACCGAAGAGGTGCGGGACTTCTACGCAGAAAACGGTAACCGGTACAACTGCTATTGCAGCCAGATTCCGGTGCTGCTCAACGACGACGGCAGAATATTCAATGAAGGGCTGGCGGATAAATTGGCGAAAGAGCGTAAGGCGTGGACAGTTGAAGAAAATTAACGTCTAATGCAGAGTTGAGAAACCGCAACTTACAACTTTACTGATATGAAAAAAATATTAGCTGGCATCTTCCTTATTCTCACGTCGATAGCAATACCAATGCTTACAGATTCAGGAAAGGAATTTATATACGGCTTTGCGAGGGGGTACATAACTCCGTATTTAGTATACTGGCGTGAATTTGCTATCGCTGTACTTGCCATCACAGTGGTGGTGCTAATAGCAAAGCTTCGCAAACCATCAAGCCATTATAAAATGAAGTTTGAGCAACTATGGGATAAAGACGGCACTCTTTACTGCAAAACTTGTAAAACCCCTGTAGATCGCGATATTGACGCATTATGGTGCCCTTCCTGTAAAAAAGAAGTCGAGCTATTCGATGGAAGAAGGAAAATCAATCTTCATGATGCAAGAATTCGTTTGAAATAAAAAATAGAAGGGTCGCCACGGCGGCCTTTTTTATTGCCTGAAATCCACCAATGAGGACCCAGCATGAAACGCAACCGCGTTAACGTGCTGACCGTCGTCAACTCCGCTTCAAACATCACCACTGAAACCATCGACGGCAAGCCACATATCGTGGTTCGCGGCATCACGCCTGTTGTGGACGATATTGTGATGAACCGGAAGTTGTACCCGGCAGCAGAAATCGAAAAGGCCTACAACACTCTCGAACGTAACCCGATGCCTCTGGGCCACCCGAAAGTGGACGGAAAGCATGTGTCGGCGCGCGATGTCCGGGCGGTGAACGAGTATCACGTTGGGGCCTGGCTTCAGAACGTCAATCACACCGACGGCAAGGTGACGGGAGACATGTACGTCAACCGCCAGTACGCCGAATCCAGCGATAAGGGCAAGCGCCTGATTAACCGCCTGGACGAGATGCTGGCCGGTACCAACGCTGACCCGATCCACATCTCCACTGGCTTGCTGTATTCCGGTATCGCCGCCAACGGCGAGTCGAAGGGCAAGAAGTACAACGAGATCGCCACCAACATGATGTTTGACCATGTGGCGGTGCTGCTCGATGAGCCTGGTGCCGGTACGCCGGATGAAGGCGTAGGCATCTTCGTTAACTCTGATGGAGATGAGCAGCAGATTGAAACTGTAAACCTGTCAGATAGCGATATCCCTGATCCGCAAGACCCTGCATTAAAGCAGATGCTCAACCACTTCATGGCGTTTTTCAGCGCCAACACTAAGCACGTCAAAGAGGAAGCAAACCCGATGAAAGAACTCATCACGAACGCGCTGAAAGCGAAAGGCAAAGAAGTCGAAGGTAAGACTGAAGCTGAGCTGATGGATGCGTATAACCAGATGGTCACTGAAGACGCAAAAGCGAAAGCAGATGCTGATGAGAAGGCCAAGAAAGATAAAGAAGAGGCTGATAAGAAGGCCAAAGATACCGCAACCAACAGTGAGCAAGCACCTGCATGGTTCAAACCATTCGCTGATGATCTCGCCGCTGTTAAATCTGGCATGACCGTTAATGCAGATAAAGAGAAAGGCGAAAAGCGCGCAGCCGTTAAAACGAAGTTTGGCCTGGACGACCTTGCGGTTAACGCGCTCGATGGCGCAGCTCTGGATGGCTTGTTTGCTCAATGCCAGACCTCAACCGGCCTGAATGGTGCATTCCGCCAGGTCAACTCATCTCAATCAGTCAGCGAAATGCCGGAGTAAATAATGGCTAAAGATGGAAAACACGTAATTCACGCCGGTGGCGTATTCCCTAATCCGCTGCTCAACCGTGAAGGCCGCGCGACAGCCGTCAAGCCTGGTACTTTGGGCTTCTTCGATGCTGGCGTATTCAAAGCATCCGTAGACGGCAGTGAAACCGCAGTCATCTACGCTGCTGACTTTGATTATCTGCGCTGCAAGTCAGTTGATGACACGTTTGCGGTCGATGATCTGGTAGTGGCCATTCACCCGCTGCCGGGCATGTTCCTGAACGTGCGCGCCGCGGCAGGAACCTACAAAAAAGGCGATGCACTTTCTATCGCAAACGGCCAGGTGAAGAAGTGGGCCACTGGTGAGGCCGATCGTTGCTACTGCGACGAAGAGCGCTCAATTACCGCCGTTGCTGGCGACCTCATTCGCGTAGTGATTAAGTAAGGAGTCACTGAATGCTTGTTTATTCTAAATCGCTGGGCGAAAAGACCGGCAACCTGGCTGTTAACCAGTACCAGTTCGGTATGCTTTCTCAGGAGCGTGATGCTGCCCTTAACCATCAGGGTGTCAACGTGATGCAGGAGATGGCAGACCGCATTAATGCTGTTAGTCAGTTGAATGGTATCAACGCCGTACGCTCACCTGCAGATCTGTATAAAGCGTTTGACCAGACCGTGCTGCGTCAATTCCAGCCAAATACAGAATTCACTCTGTTCAACGATCTGATGCCGCTGTCTCGCTCTGTGCGCATCAACCAGACCGTGTACGAATACGCCAAGTCAGGCGGTCGTATGTGGGCTCACACCTCCATGTCAGGCCAGATCGGTGCGGCGCTGGATGCAGTGCAGTACCAGTACGACGGTACGATGGTGCCGGTGCATGATACTGGCTTCAAATTCCACTGGCGTGAGCCGCGCCTGAACAACCCGGACGCGTTCGATATCATCTCTGATGCACAGTTCGAGTCCACCAACGAAGTACGCCGCCAGTACGTTGATTACATCTATAACGGCTATCGCGATGCTGAAGGGACTTACATCAAGTTCGATGAGAAGACCTGGAAGGGCCTGAAAAACGACGAGCGTGTAGCGATGGTTGATCTGGGTGCATCTGGCCTGAATATCGACTTCACTAGCGCATCCGCCACTGCTGAGCAGATCCGTAACGCGGCTATTAAGCTGCGTGACACTCTCAAGCTGACTAACAACCAGTACGCAGAGCAGACTTGGTATGTGTCGAGCGCCATCATCTCCAACCTGGAGCGCTACTTCAGCGACAACTACCAGTCTGACACCATTCTGCAGGAGCTTCTGAAACTGTCCGGTATTTCCGCGATTAAAGAGGATGCTCAGCTGACCGGCAACCAGATCCTGATTGTTCCACTGACTGCTGGCGTGATTGCTCCGATTGTAGGCCAGGCGTTCGGTACCGTTGCCGATCCGCGTCCGTTCTATAACAGCGATTACATCTGGCGCACCTGGGGCGCCGCTGGCCTGATGGTTAAGACCGACATCAACAGCAAGAAGTCAGTCATCTACGCACACAGCTAAGGGGTGAGATATGGCACTGGTTAAAGTGATTAGCGATAACCTTTTCTCCGGTGCCAATCTTCAGAAACTGGAGGTTGGTGCAAAGGTGGAGGTCAGCGAAGAGACAGCTAATAAGTGGAAATCCGCTGGGCTGGTAGAGGTCGTATCTGATGGTGACCGCAAATTGGAAGTGTCGACGCCAGGCAACGATGAAGACACCTCCGCTAAATCGAAGAAGGCGAAATAACCATGGCTGACCCAATCACGGCGGCAGACGTGCAGGCGTTCCTCGGTGAATTGGGTTACAGCATACCCAGCGCGCTGCTGGATCCGATTCTCTGCGTGGTGAACAAAATCATCCCGTGCCTCAATGGGGCCGGGTATGACGAGTGCTCCTCTAAGTTGATTCTGATGTATGCCGCGGCACTCATGGCTACGTCATCAGGTGCGCGCCGCATTAAATCGCAGGGCGCACCGTCTGGCGCGTCTCGTTCGTTTGAGTATGGCGACGATAGCATCACCTGGCTGCGTAACTCCCTGTCTCAACTTGATACGAGTGGATGCACTGGAGAGCTACCAATCAGCGCGGGCAACTCTGTCGGGTTCTTTGCTGTTGTCGGGGGCTGCTGATGGAGTGGCAACCGGTAACGGCGAGCAAGCCGAAAGCATTGTCTCGCGTCTGGGTGCAAACGGACACCGGGCGGGAGACTACCGGCTACGTTAAATCTGATGGCGAGTGGCATATCAACTGTGATCGCATCCGGGCTACCGGCGCGAAGGTGCTGAGGTGGAAAGAATGAAACGAGGTGGATTACTGCAAAACAGCAGGCTTTACCGTGTTGGCGAGGTAGTCATGGGCTCGATCATCCCACCAAATGCCCTAAAGCGATGTGAACAACTGAAAGGCCAGTGTGGAAACGTGACGGTTGTCCTGAGTTGTAAGGAGGGCTGATGTCATCGGTAGCGAACTGGTCATACACAGCAACGACGACCATCTGGCGCAAGCTGGACGGCAATGACGAATACGGCGATCCGCTTGGCTATGCCGAGCCTGAGCAAATCCTCTGTGATTACGAGGGCGGGCTCAGCAAGAAGTTAGCCAATCTGGGCGCTGAAATCGTCGTGAAAAATACCGTCTGGACGGAGTTCGCGCTGGCTGCCGCCGGTGATTACCTGCTGATTGGCGTTTCGACCGAAGCCGACCCTGTTTTAGCCGGTGCTGACGAGGTGCGGCAGGTTATCCGCTACGCCGACACGTTCGAGCGAGTGGCGGATGATTACGCAATCCTGACGGGAGTGTAGTTATGGGCATCAAAGTGAAGGGCATCAGCCAGGCAAAGAAGCACCTGAACGATGTCATTAACGACGTTAAGGGCCGCAAGGTAATTCGCGCGCTTCAGTCGGCGATGATGCTTATCGGTGCCCGGGCAGCCTATTACACCCCGATCGACACCTCAACGCTGATTAACAGCCAGTTTCGTGAAATTGACGCTGGCGGCGTGCTCATTACTGGGCGAATCGGTTACTCCGCCAACTATGCCGCGTACGTGCATGAGGCGTCAGGCAAGCTGAAAGGGCAACCGCGCGCGCACTTCGGCGTAACCAGTAATCGCTCATCAGTCGGCCCACAGAAACCGAAAGAGTTCGGCGGAGGTACCGGGACGGGTAACTACTGGGATCCTCATGGTGAGCCTCAATTCCTGACCAAAGGCGCGAATGACGAGCGCGATAACGTTGATGCGGTGATGCGCAAGGAGCTTTCACTATGACACCCATGATGCACGAGCGGGTGCGCAATATGTTCGGCGACGCCGGGCTAACGACTGGCTTCACAGTGCAGCAACTGATGTATGACGACCCGGGCGACCTGTCGAAGGCGATCATGGTATTCAGGCCAAACGGTGGGTCGAATATCCGAACTGACCTCGGTTCTGAGTATCACGTCCTGGTCGATATTGTAGGCGCGAAGGACAAGCGCAAAGACGCGCTCAATGCCGTGCAACGGATCGTCGATTATGTCAAGGCCAACCCCATGGCTGACGAGTGTGTCGGCTACATCCAGAATATGGGCGCAATTCCCGCGCCGGTTCTCACAGAAGAAGGGCGAATAGTCTTCAGACTCCAGTTCGCCTGTACTTACGGCGAATAGCCATACCAACCAAATGACCCGCTACGGCGGGTTTTTCTTTATGTAACAGAGGAGTTTCACATGGCTAATTGCCAGAACTCGAACGAACGCCTGTTCGGCGGTGCGGTCGTGCTGGAAGTCGCCGATGGCTGCCCGGATGTCAAACCACTTGAGGCTGAGTGGATGTCACTTGCGGCGGGCACGTCGAAAGGCTTCGACTTTAACCCGAACTCGGTCACTTCGGATGCGGATGACGGCGGCGGCTATGTCGAAACCATCATCACCAACAGCGATTTCACTTTGAGCTTTGAGGGTGAAGTACGCAAGAAGGACAAACTGGACCAGTACGGTGTCGGCAAGTTCATCAAGTATTTTGCTGATGAACTGAAGGCCAAGCGCCAGCCAGGAATCTGGGTTCGCATGGACTACGGCCCGATCGAGTTCATCGGGTATATGAACATCACGGCGTTGAGCTCTGATGGCGGCACTAACGATATCGTAACTTTTAGCACAGAGTTCAAAGTTGGCGATGCAACCACCATCGAAGTGAATGAAGTGACGGCTGTAGCAGTGACTGGCGTCACTCTGAGCCCGGCAACCAGTACAGGAACTGCAGGCGGTACCAGCACATTCACAGTGAATATTGCACCAACCGGCGCAACCAACAAAGACTTCACTGTAGCGACTACTGATGCGACCAAAGCAACGGCCGCCGCCTCCGGTACAACCGTTACCGTGACGCGTGTCGCCACCGGCAGCGCGCAGATCATCGTTAACACCGAAGACGGAAACTTTGTTGCCGTGCATACGGTAACCATTACCTAACGGATATTCCAAAGGGCGGCGTGTTGCCCTTGATAATGACCGTTTACTGGAAGGGCTTATGACTGCATTAACCGATATTGGCGAGCTCTCAGTGAGCGACAGTCTGACCGGTGGTAAAGACTACTTGCTCAGGCCATCATTTGAGGCGATGACGAGGATCGGAACTCCTGAAGAGATTGTGCAGGCGTACGCCACCATCCATGGCAGTGACGTTTCCCGGCTTATTGAGGCCTGCGCAGGGACATTGCATCGTTTGCCTGACTGGCTTTCCCCATCGTTTAATCGCGCTGCTGAAAAACTGTTATCAACGAGCATGCATGTTTTGCAGGCGTGCTGTGATGCCGATTTGACGCCAATGATAGGCGAGTGGAAAGGATGGCGTCACTGCATCGTTTATCGCTCAGGACAACTCCCCAAAAACGACATCATCGTTCTGGCACAGCACCTGATACAGCATGGAGTGGTCGGTAAGGCGAAGGTGCGCCAGCTGCAACGACACGAATCAGGTGAGCGCACATCAGAGTTCAAGGCATTCGACTACATTAGTGCGGCGCGCAGCCACTTCGGCATGAACCGGGCGGAAGCGTCGCAACTAACGATGACAGAATTCCAGATGTTGCTGGCGGCGAAGTATCCAGACCAGAAAGGATTTACACGAGCTGAGTATGACGCGGTCGCTGATGACTATCTGAAGAAACAGGCCGCGCGTCGGGCGAAGGCTGCAAAATAACCGGAGAATGACATGGCAGGTGAGAAGAGCGCCGGTAGCATAGTTTATGAAATCAGCGCCGACGTTGAGCCGCTGCTGCAGGGCGGGAAGCAGGCCATTGATGCTCTGGATAAACTGGACACTGCAGCCCAGCAGTCCGGAAAAGGAATGGATAACCTCGACCAAAGCACTTCACAAACAGGTGCAGCGTTTACGGAGTTGGCTGGTTACGCTAACTCCATGGATAACCAGCTAAAAAAGGTAAACACAAACCTCAGCACGATTTCTCGGGCAATGGCAGAAGCCCGCAGTGGAACTGGCGGTGCTAACAGCGAATTCAACCGGGCAGAGTCCATTGTTGAAGCGCTCGGTAACCAGCTAGCTGTTCTGGATGAAGCACAAGAAAATGGTGCTCGAAGTGCAGCTGTACTGGCAGCACAACTTCGCGCCGGGTCCAAAGCGACAGACGAAGAGAAGCAGAAAATCGGTGAGTTGACCGGGCGTCTGTATGACATGAAGACTGGCGTGGAAACTGGAGCCAAGGGAACAGGTAAGTGGAAGTCCAGCATGCAGCAGGCTGGCTATCAGGTGCAGGACTTCATTGTTCAGGTGCAGGGCGGTCAGTCAGCACTAGTTGCTTTCTCTCAGCAGGGCTCGCAACTTGCCGGTGCATTCGGCCCGGGTGGCGCAGTTATTGGCGCAATTATCGCGTTGAGTACGGTGGTCGCCGGTACGCTAGTGGCATCGCTTGGGAATGGCAAAAATGCCATTGATGCACTCAAGGATGCGATCGAAACGACGGATAAAGTCATTTCAATTTCACAGAACGGCGTGGGAGCTCTCTCTGAGAAGTACGCGGCGCTAGCAAGGGTAAATATCCAGGTTGCAACGTTGATGCGCAACCAGGCTGAAATAGAGCTTCAATCTGCCCTGGCAAAAGTATCGACTGAGGTTCAGAAGGCATCGAAGGATTTCATCGGATTTGGTGATTCACTTGTTTCGTCCCTTGGCGGTGGCTATGCCAGCGTTAAGCTTTTCAATGATTACCTTTCCACTCTAAGCATCACCACAAATGACTTCAGTGAGGCAATGAAGCAGGCGGCGGCATCAGGTCGAGCCGGTCAAACAACCATGCAGTCTATGATTGCCACTGTAGGCGCGCTGGCTGGCAAATTTGATTTAACAGATCAGCAGGCATATGAATTTGCCAAGCAGCTATCAGATATTGCTAAAAACCCATCTGACGAGAAGCTGAATGCACTGATCGTAACCCTGCAAAAAGTTGGTGATGGTCAGTCATCTGGTGCGAAAACAGCCAGAGAATATGCAGCGCGACTTCTTGAAATAGCTACGACTAGCGCGGATGCATCAGTGCGACTCAAAGCACTGAAGGAGATGACTGACAGCCTGACATCAAGTCAGGACAAAGCCCTGAAACAAGCCAGGCAGGAACTGTTTATCACCAGGCAAACTGGCGATGAAAAGATGAAAGCTCAGGCGTGGCGAGATGCTGAGAATCAGGGGATCAAAGAGGGGACTCAGGCATTCCGTGATTACTACAACGTTAGGTTGCAAACCTACCAGCAGCAAGAGGCCAACACTCAGGCATCAAAAGCTGGAGCAAAAGCGACAAGGGAAGCCGCATCCGCTGCTAAAAGCTCAGCAAGCGCAGAAGAGTCAATAACCAAGAAGTTGCAGAATTTGCGTGCTGCCTCTGATTTGACAACGGAGTCTATTGAAAAGCGCCGCATTGAAGAGGCGGGGTTGCGAGCACAGCAATCCCTTGGTAGTTCTGCAACTCAACAGCAAATGGCAGAAGCTAAAGCGCTTGGTGAGGCTAACGAAAAGGCTGCTATTTCAATTCAGAAAAGGAAAGATGCCGACCAGGGTTATAAGCAGTTACAGGGGGCCGCATCACCTGTCGCTGGGGTTGATAATAATTTCCAGGCCCAGATGCAGTCACTTAACCAGTACGCTGCACTTTATCCGCAGAAAATTGCAGAAATAGAGGCCACTCGCGCCGCAATTGAGAAGCAATATCGGGACCAGAGAACAGCCGCAATGTGGGCGGAATGGTCGCAACAAAATGTGGCAACGCAGTTATTTGCTGACACATTGCAAACATCGATGAACACGGTGTCAAGCAGCATCACCGGCATCCTGAATGGAACGCAAAGCCTAAATGATGCGCTTGGGAACATTGCCAACACCGTCCTAAGCAGTGTTGTTCAATCGTTCGTGCAGATGGGCGTTGATTGGGTTAAATCCGCTATTACAGGCAGCTCAGCGCAAATTGCAGCGACAGCAGCCACGACGTCAGCCGCCGTTGCTGGAACCGCGACTACTACCGCAGCAAGCGTATCATCGGCAGCCGCAACCACAGCAGCATGGACACCCGCTGCTATTGTCGCGTCTATCGGTTCATTTGGTGGTGCAGCAGCTATCGGTATCGGTGCAGTAATAGCGGCGATGGCGCTATCCAGCTCTCTGGCGGGCAAGCGTAAGAACGGCGGCCCGGTATCAGCAGGAGGAATGTACCAGGTAGGCGAAGGCGGTATGCCGGAAATCTACCAGGCCAGTAATGGTAGCCAGTACATGATCCCAGGCGACAACGGCAAGGTGATCAGCAACAAGGATATGCAGAGTGGTAGTGGGACTGTTCCTGTTTACATCAACATTCAGAACTACACCAGCGCAACCGTAGATGCTCAGGCAACACAAAATGGAAATGGAGTGACCATCGAGATGATAGTTGCAGATATTAACCAGGGAGGAAGGGTGAGCCAGGCCATCCAGACAAACCACCAGGCACCACGCAAAGCAAGGGAATAACATGGCAATACCATATCCTGACTGGCTTCCGCTGGCGCAGAAAGGGAAGACGCCCTCTACCGACACCGGTTTTCGCACTGACCAACCCACAGTCGGAGCACCGATATTCCAGAAGCTGACTGATGATCTGAAGACGTCCTTCTCACTCACGTGGATTTTCAGAACCAGAGACCAGCACCGGGCTTTTATGCAGTGGTTGAGAAGTCCCAATTATCTCGATAATGGTAACCAATGGTTCACGATGCCAGTCGGCACAGGAACCGGCGATACCGGTATTGAGCTTCAGGAGCTTCACTTCCTCGCGTGGCCCACGTGGTCGCAGTCTGGGTCCGTGTTCACCTGGAGCGGGGATGTAATATCACGCAAACTGGTTAACTCGGATGATGAATTTGACGACATCATCGTCGAACTCCCACCGCCATGGGCGTCATGGCTGGATATCATTGTTACCGGATATCCTGATGACCGGGATCCGGAAAGCATCCCTAGGGTACCGTAATGCCGACATTAAGAGAGTTCCAGAGCCAGCGACCAAACCGCATACTGTATGAAACGTTAACGTTCTACAGCCCGGTTTTTGGTTATGTGAGGCTGGTGAACAACCAGATATTCCCAAAAACACTTGGTGGCCAGGTATTCACGCCGTGTCGTATGGAGTTAACGGAAAGCCAGCAGAGCAATACGCCTATCCTGGACAGCACGGTGAAATTCAGCCGTCTTGCACAGGACTTCAAGCAAAAGCTGAAGCAGTGGAAAGCATACGATCGCATCACCCCTATCTCAGCTACCTATCAGCAGTTCGACGCCGCAGATATGGGTACAGCCATAAATTCCTGGACGTTGTACGTCAGTGATTGCTCGATGGATGACAAGGACGTCACTTGCAGTCTGACGCGTATTAATCCTCTCAACCGCAACGTCGGGCAACTGTATACGGTTGAAGAATATCCGGGGTTACAGAATGTCTAAAGAAGAGTTCCTTTCACGCGTACTTGGCATTCCATGGAAGAACCGGGGGTGCACATTTGAAGCGGCTGATTGCTGGGGGCTGGTCACGCTGTATTACCGTCACGTGCTTGGCATAGAGATACACCAGACGCCTGATTACGAGTCCGGTTGCGACTTTCTGACCTGCTATGACGCTGATGTGGTTTTCTGGCGGCGCGAAGATTCGTTTATTGATGATGGCATTTTTGTGGCGTGGATCGGGAGCAATCCGGTACACGTCGGGCTAATCATCGACGGTCGCGCGCTACATAGCCGAGGTGATAACGGTCACGTCAGACCTGATGCTATCCGAACCATTCAGAAATTATTCACCAGAGTCGAGTTCTACTCCTATGCCAATAATCGAAATTCAACGAGTGCCGGGGCTGCCTAAAGACAGGGCCATTGTTAGCGCTGGAACTGTGTTCTCAGAATGGCTGGAGCAGGAAAGCTTTCATCGTGATACCCGCATTAATCTTAACGGGCGCGAGCTTCAGCCAGATAGCGAACTGGCGTTTGAGCTTCTTGATGGTGACCGCGTTGTTATCTTTGACCAGCCGAAAGGGGGCGGCCTGATAGGTACGCTGCTTAACCCTCTCGAGCACCTCAATCCGATTAAGTTCACGCAGAAGGTTCTGGCTGGGTTTATGCCTAAGCCTAACGCCAGTGCGGCAGCCGGTAGCAGCAAGACATCGCCGAATAACAGCCTTAAAGGGCAGACCAACATCGCCCGTAACGGTGAAGCTAAGCCGGATAATTATGGTCAGGTGAGGGGATTTCCGGATCTCGTTCAGGAGTCGATGTTTGAGTACATCAAGACAAATGACCAGGATCCGGGAATTAAGTACGTCACCGAGTTGATGAATTTTGGCATCGGGCATTATGACGTTTCGTCCGTCCGTTTCTCAGAGTCGAACCTCGGGGCAATGGCTGGAGCAACGTACACTATCTATCAGCCAGGACAGGTCATTCCGACGGTCGTTGAGGGTTACCAGTTTGACGACGTGGACGGTCAGGAATTGCCGGGCCCTAACGAGAGTGAGTCACTGCCACAACAATCAGCGACTGCGAACACTGTCATCAGCGGAGACTACGCTGGCGGTCAGATAGCGATGAAGATTGTTAAACAGGATGAATTCGACTTCTTCAAAGATCTACCGAAGCCATCGCCGGTTAAATTCATCATCAACATCACCTACTCTACGGCTACCGGTTCAGTTACTGAAGATGTGACTATCTACGGGAACCTGATCTCATGCGTGGAGAGTGATGATGGTGCGGTAATAGACCCGGTTTATTACTACACCTTCGCCTTCAATAGCCTGAATGCTCAGGGTATACCGGTAGATTCCGCCACAATCAACACAACGAAATTTGTGCTGATTCAGAACTCAGGCGTGGCAGTGGGGCCCTTCTTTTCTCCAATACCTTCAACCCAGCTCTGGATACACACGCAGTCACGCATGGCGGGGCGAAACGATGTGATATTCGATGTCGTTATCTGGAAGGTTGATGATGATAACAATCAGATCCCCGGCACCACGCAGACATTTAATTATCATCAGAACAATGGCAACAAAAACGTCTCAGATACGTTTTACCGCACTGACAAGATAACTCCCGCCGCAGGGCTGGGGCGATACTCGATAACCATCACCAGGACGAACAACAGCACCGATAACAGTAAGGCAAGTGTTGAAGAAATCCATGCGGTAAATATCAGAAGTAACGTCGTTCACCCGAATGACACGCTAGTGATGATTAGAGTCAGAGCAACGGAGAACGCCACCGGAAGTCGGGAGAGAAAGTACAACGCGCTCATCACCCGTCATGTAATCAGCTATAACACGACGACGAGGCAGGTCGACTACACCATACGCCCGTCACGCAAGTTCGCTGATATCGCGATTCATAACTGGCTCGTGATTGGCGGGCAGCCGGAATCGAGCATTGATATCTATGGCCTGTATCAGATCCAGTCTGAAATTGACGCTATCGATTCGCGGCTTGGATACTTCGATTACACCTTCGATGACGAGGACGTTTCACTGGGGTCCCGGATGGAGTCCATCTGTGACGCTGCCAGCGTGTCTGTATACGATGACAACGGCGTCCTGTCATTTACCCGTGACAGCAGGAAGACGACGCCAGCAACCATCTTTAACCGGTCAAATACAACACCTGATGGATATTCCCTGTCTTATGACATGACGCTGCCAGGTGGATTTGATGGCGTGGAGGTTCAGTTCCGAAACCCTGACACCAACAAGCAGGACTTTGTCAGATATCGGATTAACGGCAACAGCATCGTTGAAGGCCAGCCAACTAAGGCTAAAAAGTTCGAATTGCTTTACATCAGGAACCGATATCAGGCAGACGAGCGAGCTCTAAGGGAGTGCCGACGTCTTATCTACTCCCGCATGACAATGTCTGTTACGGCGATGGCTGACGGTGAGTGGGTGAACATTGGTGACATGGTGCAGGTGCCAGACACCTATGACACAAACCAGCAAGCCGGATATATCGTGTCGCGCGCCGGTAATGACTTTGAAACCAGCGAGCGCATTAACTTCTCCGGCTCCATGTTTGTCCAGGTGACCGATTCCATGGGGGCTACCACGGCAAGATATGCCGCATCACCACGAACGGATACGGCATTTGGATTTACAGCAGCAATACCTGATATAGCGCTCAACCTCTTTGACGGATATGACGTGCAGTCACCGTCAAGGTACGCAATCGCTACTTCTGAAGAACTAAATGCCGGGCAGTGGACGATCACCGCAAAGCAGCCAGATGGAAAGGGAAGCACAGCATTAACCCTCGCTGAATATAGCGACAGTATCTACCCCTAATCACTCCAGTTTCACAGCATAACCCGGCCACCGTGCCGGGTTTTTTAATGGGAAAAATATGAGCACGCAACCAACTAATCTGCCTGTTCCAAGTGAATCACCGCGCGACCTGAAATTTAACGCCGGTAAGTTTGATGAGTTCGTCACATCTGACAGTGAGAGCTATACCGACCGATTTGGAGATGACCATCTAACCATTAGTGGAATGCAGCAGATTTATATGGAACTGCTGATTTCATTCGGACTGCACCCCGTGGGCTCGTTCCAGGCTGGCGGTGAAATCCTGACGGTAGTCGATATCATGAAGGACGACATTACGGATATCTGGTATCGATGGGATGACCCGCTAACACTCCCAAAAACCGTCCCTCCCGGCTCTACACCACAAACAACGGGCGGTATCAATCCTGGTGCATGGCAACCGGTAAACACCAGAGTGCAGCGAGAATTGCGCGTCCCGGAGGCCTACATTCCTCCCGTTCCTGACGCAGCATCCAGGAAAAACAAATCGCTTGAATTTGATGACAATGGTGACCCAATAACAGTCACGCCGATTAGACAGGCTGACCTTGACGCTGAAGCAGCAGCGCGTCAAGCGGCAGACGCAGCATTGCAGGATCAAATCAGCGGAACAACACCACCGCTTGCGAGTGCATTTTCACCCATTAGTTGGCATGACCAGGTAATCCCCAACAGTATCACCATCCCTGATAACAAGAACGCCTGGAGTTTTGGGCCAACTGTCACCGTTGCTGATGGGCAGAGCGTTACCGTCGGTGAAAATTCATTCTGGACTATCGCAAATGGTCAGGTTCAGCCTTAAGGAAATAAATCATGAGTAAAGTACGTGTAGACCAGTTGAGCCCAACTGATGATTCTGTGACGATTAATGTTTCTGACCTGAAGATTATAAATGATCTTGCTGACGTTAATAATGAAACACAGAATTTGCTTAATGCAGCCCAAGAGATAAACAATAGAAAGATAGCTCTTTCTTCTAATGTTATCAGGGTATGCACTTGGAATATTCAGGCGTTTTTATCAATAACCAAACAGGATGAGTCTTCCGATCATTACTTTGACTCATCCAGATTCAATAGAGACCTAAGCAGCCAACAATTTGTTAGGGAGCATATTGAATGGTTATTAAAAATGGGCGTTGACGTTGTTGGAATACAAGAATTCTATGGTCGCATGTTGAGTAAGCATCAGTGGGGCGATACAACATCCATAGGCAGCAACTGGCGAATGTACCCTTATGTAGACTCGTTTATGGCAATAGAGACTGTCAGTCGCTATACTTCTCGTCGCGGATTTCAAGGTGGTAACTTAATACTTTCAACTAGGAAGCAACAAGGCGGCGTTGCAACTCTATTAGATAATCCTGATGAAGGTGTGGTGTATCGTTCTTGCGCAAGGTCTGAAATTAATGTTAATGGTGTGACTGTTGCAGTTTATAGCCTGCATCTTTCAACGCTTCCTGCAAACCAAACAACACAAATATTAAAAATTGTTGAGTTAATAAACTCAGATGTTGCCTCACATATTGTTTTGCTAGGAGACTGGAATTTCAATGACGATTCAGGTTTTGCGCCATTAACATCAATTGGATTTTCTCTTGCCTCTGCAAATGGTGAAATAAATACATCAAATTATGGTGGTGGCGCAACTTGGTACTTCGATCGTATTTTGCATAGGGGGTTTTCATCTCAAGGGCCAGTTAATACCATGACCCCACCATATGAATTAGGCGATCATAAGCCTATGTTCTGCGACTTAACTCTTTAAGGGTGACGAAATGTCTAAATTTTTAAATGCTTTTGTGAATCTATTTAACGGCAAGCAAAATACACCAATTCCTGACAGCATACATAATGTTGTTAATTATGATAACGGCTCGTTGTTGTTAGACGTTGAACAGTTAAAGCATTCAGTGGACATGCTGGAAAAAGGTTGCAGACTTCAGATGTTCACTCAATTAGAAGATATTGGAGTGAACTCTACAACTGCAACCTTTAACGATCTTTTAATTGCAATGCCGAACGAAGCCATAATCGTTGTGGAAGTAACTTCTACAGTATTCCCTAATATGGACATTAGCCCTACCATCGCAGGCGTTAAGCAGGAGGGAACCACATCAATCCTCAGCGGCCCTAATGGTGCTAATTGGTTAGAGCTTACATTCTATAATGAGTTAGGGAAGTGGCGGCGGCGCATTAATGCGTATGTACCAGCAGGAAACTTAACGCTCAATGACTCTGGTTGGCAGATGATTACCACCAATGGGATTCAGATAGAAATTACATCTACAATGATTTCTGCGTTATCCAATAAACTGGAAAATTTAAGAACTCCAGGTGAGTATCAGATATCCGGCACGAACCTTAACCTTCTTACCGACAACCCGTTCGGCACATACAATGCCACAACTGTCGCATCTCGAATTAGTATTTATAAATCACGACAAGGTGGTAATATAATTCAGGAAGTTAACTCTATGTTATCTGGCGGACGCTATAAATTCACCAGAGCACTTGAGTTTAGCGGAATAGTTTCATCGTGGACTATGTGGTTGAATACGCAGAGTTCAACGCGCAACTTGATTGCCGAAACTACAGCTTCATACAATTTAGGCTCACCATCGATTGCATACAATAATGCATATTTACAGAATGCCCCGACAATCGTTTCTGATGCTACTTATAAAGATGGGACTACACAACTTTCTAATGAAGAGATTGAATGTGCAAAACAATGCGCGTCATTATATAGAAAGTATAAACTAAAGGCTGCAATATCTGAGAAAGGTTACGATGAAGCTCGTTATCACATTGGAGCAATATCTCAGCAAGTTGCACAATGCTTTAATGATTGTGGTCTTGATTGGACCAAGTACGGAGTTATTACTTATGATAAATGGGATGCTATTGAACCTGTAGATTATGAGCCAGCAATATATGACCACGAAGGCATAGAGATTTCACCAGAGGTTCAATGCGTGACAGGAAGGGCGGCAGGTGAGATCTACATGCTCCGTTATGATGAATTTAACAGCTTCGTCAATGCCGGTTTAGTTGCAATCCAGGAAGATCAGGAGAGGCGCTTAAGTCTGCTAGAGGCCAAATGATTTACTGACAATCCCTTGCACTCTCCCATTTCAAATCATGGTTTCTCCACCATAACTTATCTGATAAAGATACTGAATGATTGTAGTTTATGGTGGTGAACATGAAACGTATTTTATGGCTTTATGTAGCAAGGACTATTGCTATAGTGTTAGTTGTATTCATGCATGCACATGATCAGGCTGGGGTGTAATCTATTCTACTCAAAAGTATTTACTAATCGGTGAGACTGTAATTAAAATTGTGTAATTGCCTGCGTTGATGGTCTGAAAGGCCTCCCTGATGCGATAACCAGCGTCTATCCACAGATCCATATCAAGCTGTGCACCATCCATATGGTACGCGAAGCCTGAAATATGTGGCGTGGAAGGACTACAAAGTCGTTATCAGCGGACTGAAAACGGTTTACCAGACCCCGACAGAGGATGCGGCGCTGATAGCACTGGATTTGTTCGCAGAAACCTGGGACGACAATTACCCGCAAATCAGTAGAAGCTGGCGTGTGCACTGGGAGAATCTCAACACGTTCTTCGGTTATCCGCCTGACATCCGCAAAGCCATCTACACGACAAATGTCATCAGCGTGATCAGGGAGGCTATAAAGAAACGCAAAGTGTTCTCGACAGATGGCTCTGAGCGTAAGGTGGTTTATCTGGCGATAAAGGATGCATCGAAAAAATGA